TCTTGTACTCACCGCGCACGACGGTCATCAGAGGCCGCATACCGACCATAGACAAAGGCACCACGTAGAACCAGTCGATTAGCTTCGCCTTCTCTGTTTCTTGCGTCACGATCTGATTGATGCGCCTGTGGACCGAGGCATACGAGTCTTCAGCCGTGACGAACACAGTGCGTCCACGCCGACCTACTCGACCACCGAGTGCATAGCTCGGAGACAGGCCAGGACCGGCAGCGATTCGGATACACAACTCAAGACAGAGCATTGATTTGCCGACCGCGCCCATTCCAGCAATGACGCCTGGAACACCACGCGGCAAGACACCCTCGACCAGAAAGTCGACCTGGGGTGCTTTCCCTAAATATTTCTCGACACCCCAGTCGGCAACACGGAACCACGGATCTGGTTCATCGATCGCCGCCATCTCCTCTTCGAGCGACACGATTCTTGGCTGCGGAATCCGCAGCTCGATCTTTTTACTCATCTGCTCAACAGCAGATTCGTATGCCTGTGTGTAACGGTCTTCAGACATGTAAAAAACACCCCCCTTGCGGGGGGTGAATAAGGAGGATGAAATCGCGGATTGCCCGCCGCGAACGGGGAAGATCATGCTGTGAGCTACTAGGTGTCTTAAAATATCTTAAATAAGGTGGAAAAGATAGCATCTTATATAGTCCGATAGCGTCTAAATGGTGATTTAGTGTAAAAAAGTTGTTTACAGACGAGCGGATATTGTACAGAATCTCAACACTTTCGCAATAACCAGGAGATGAAATATGGCAATTGAGTTCAAGAGTCCAGCCGACGCGGTACTCAATCAAGGGATAAAACTTTTGATTTTTGGTGCCGCCGGGTCCGGCAAAACTGTGATGTGTGCGACGTCAAAAGAGCCGACGTTAATCATCAGCACCGAAGGCGGCTTACTGTCGATCAAGGACGCGCCGAAAACAATTCAGATCGTCGAGTGCGCTAGTCGCGATGATGTTGAAGAGGTACTGGCGTACCTTCAACAAAAAAAGACACCAGCCTGGGTCTGCATCGACAGCATCAGTGAGATCGCTGAAGTTGTCCTGGCTGAAGAGTTGAACAAAACCAAAGATCCGCGCAAAGCCTACGGCGAGCTGGCTGTCACGATGACCTCGCTCATCAAGTCTTTTAGAAACCTCAACACCAACGTCGTGATGACGGCGAAGCAGGAGCGTGTTAAAGACGACATGACCGGATCAATGATCTATTCGCCAGGTATGCCAGGCCAGAAGCTCGGTCAGGCGCTGCCCTACTTCTTTGATCTGGTCGGTGCACTGCGTGTCGACAAAGACAACGAAGGCAGACTGGTGCGCTCATTGCAGACAAACCGTGATGGTCAGTGGGACGCAAAAGATAGAAGCGGCAAGCTCGATATATTCGAGAAGCCAAACCTTGCTGAGATCCGTAACAAGATTCTCGGTGTCCAACCCAAATCTAAAGCCGCGTAAGGAGAAACGCTAATGGTTGAATTAAACTTTGAAATGCTGGAACCCGATAAGAAAACGGAGTTCCAACCGTTGCCAGAAGGCTGGTACAGCGCGTCTGTCTTTCAGACTGAGCGCACCACAGCGGCGTCAGGTAATGATTACCTGAGTGTCACGTTCGAGATCACCAGTGCTGACCATTCAGGTCGTCGCGTGTGGGACAACTTTAATCTTTGGCATGAAAAAGAAAACGTGCGTGACATCAGCGAGCGTCGTTGCTCGGACCTGGCGCGTGCTGTCGGTTTCTCTAACACACCAAACGACTCTGACAATATGCTGGATCTTCATCTGGATATTTTTCTGAAGATTGAGAACGGAGATGGCACTTATGGTCCGAAAAATAAAGTGGCGGCGTACCGCGCTGCGCCTTCTGCGAAACCGCCAGTGGCTGAAACTGCACCGTTACCTAAAGCTGCAAACGGTGACCTGGATGATCCGCCATGGTAAGCGCAAGAAAGCTGGGGCCAAGGAAGCTCGTGCTCCACGAACGCGACAGACTGTCCAAAGAAATCGATCTTTTACGGGCCACGTTGCAAGCCCTTATCGATGACTTCAACGAGTTCGAGAACGCTGAGAAATCTCTCGGTGAATTTGTTGAGTCTCTGAGTGATTCAATGGATGTGCTGGTGCGTCGTCGCGCTGAACTCAGTCAAATCAGTCTGCATCTGGATGAGCGTGAGTTTAAGCACGAAATAGAGCTGTCAATGCCGAGTCCATCGGTCTAACTAATAAAGAGGAGCGGCTGGTCTGGACGAGAGCACTCATTGTTGTGGCGACAAGGGGAAAACGCCGGGTCGTCGCTCCTCTAAGGAGTTCAAATGGTAAGAGACTCATCAATCATTGCGTATCACTCGATCACCAACTCAGGTATTCTGGGATCCCAGCAGAAACAAATTATGTCTTTGCTAAAGGATAACGAGCGTGATCCATTCAATGGAAAACACTGGAACTTCACACGTAAAGAGATTTCAAAGATCCTCGACCTTGAGATCAATGCGGTCACAGGTCGCGTGAACGAACTAATAAAGAAGAGCCTAGTCGCTGAAGATCCTGTACGCCGTTGCTCGATCACCAGGCGCAAGGTAATACCCGTGAGGATTTATGCCGAAACTACCTGAACCGCGAGACCCGACGCTCGAAGCTGTTGATCGAGCGATCGTCCAATCAAACCGATCAGAGGTGCGCACCTATGTTGGTGCAAGCGAGATCGGACATCCCTGTGACCGACGCCTGTGGCTCAAGTTCCACTGGGTCGAGCCTGAACACATCGATGCACAGGGCTTACGCAACATCGGCGACGGCAATCGCGGTGAGCCTGTGATGGCGGATCGTCTGAAAGCTGTGCCAGAGGTCAACTTAAAGACCGAAGGTCCAGACGGCAAACAGTGGGGTGTCTCAGCGCACGCTGGTCACTTCAGAGGACACTTAGATGGCGCTATCAAAGGACTGCTGCAAGCACCCGCAACCTGGCATGTGTGGGAACATAAACAGGTCAATGAAAAGCGTTACCGTGACCTGGAACGAAAGAAGGAAAAGTTCGGCGAAAAGAATGCGCTCGAAGCATGGAACGAAACGTACTTTGCGCAAGCTCAAGTCTACATGGGGCTGACTAAAAGCAAACGTCATTACATGACGGTCGCCAGTGCCGGTGGTCGCCAGATTACTTCAGTGCGTACAGACTTCCAGAAGATTGCTTTCGATGTCTACATGGAAAAAGCCAAGTTCATCATCGAGTCGTCTGAAGCGCCACAAAAAGTTTCAGCGAAGGCTGACTACTTTATTTGTAATTGGTGTCACTTCAATAAATTCTGTCACGAGGAAACCACCACGGCGCAAGTGAACTGCCGTACCTGTGCGCACGCAACGCCCGTCATGGATGAAAAAGCCGGTGCGCCTGGAAGGCTGGCTGGTCGTGGCGCCTGGCGCTGTGAGTTTCACGACAAGACCTTGACGCTGAAAGAACAGCGCAAGGGGTGCAGCAAGCATCTGTTTATCCCTGACCTTATTCCGTGGGCGCATGTAGCTCAAATGGATAAGCTCTCGAACACGATTACCTATGCGACTAATGATAAGAAGGTTCGCTTTATAAACGCAGAAAAGAATGACTGGGCCGCGAGACCTAAACACTTCACCAGTAAAGATCTTCAACACATCGACGCCTACAACATCGACAACGACGACAAGTTCTTTGAACACATGTCTCGATTTGATCCAAGCATCATCAGTAATAAAAAAGGTAAGCGCGACTCAGACCCTTTACCGTTTGATGACCCGCTGCCGGAGCTGTAATGAATATCTGGCGCTTAGTCTTTCAAGACACCGACACACGAGAATACTACCAGCGTTGGTTCACCAACCAGGAACAAGCCGAAGACGAAGGCGAGCGTATTGTTTCAGAGAAACTCGCCTGGTGGTCTGCTGTGGATAAAGTTCGAGTGGGTCCACCTAAAAGTCGTCACCTCGCACGAGGTGATCTGGTGGAGTTCTTAAACACCTTTGCATTAGTTTCAACTGACGAACCGACGAGACATTAGCAGAAAATAAACTGGTAAAGACGGCGTTTCCTCGCCTATTGTTTGTCCTTTGTTTTCAGTATCTTATACCCCTATTTGTATCTATACCTAGTACATGGTACTATATGTACTGAAGCGGGGGTGACTGAAAGACAAGGAAGCCTGACACCGACTGGGGAGATGAGTTCCTAAGACCTCAGAAAAAGCCGAGAAGTAGCGAAGGGCAACAAGAGAAAGAGTTAATAGCGACAAGCCAAACGGTTTGTCAGTATTAATTTAAAACTAGGAGAGTAAAGATGGCAAAAGCAACACACAAAGGAACGTGCCAGATTTGTGGAGCAGTCCACAAGGTAAAGGCAAACGGCATCATTGCGATGCACGGTTACAAAGCAGCCGGTCA